AATGAAATTTGTGTTCATAACAGTGGGTCCCGTCCAAATTTTCAAAATATTCCCGCAAGAGATCCTAAAATGAAGTCAATGATTAGAAAAGGAATTATTCCTACAAAAAATTATAGAATTGGTGAGTCAGATTTTAGTTCTGCCGAAGTTATAACAAGTTCTTGTTATCATAAAGATCCAACATTTATAAAATACTTAATTGACCCTACTACAGATATGCATCGTGATTTAACATCTTTGTTATTTATATTGCCCGCCGATATGCTTAAAAATAAAAATTATACAGATGATCAGAAAAAATTAGCAAAAATGATTAGGTTTTATGGGAAAAACAATTGGACTTTCGCTCAATTCTATGGTGATTGGTTTGGTTCTTGCGCCCCGAATCTATGGGCAAATGTTGTAGAAGCAGGGCTTAAATTACCTACTGGCATCACAGTAAGAGAACATTTAGAAAGCAAAGGTATTTATGAACTTGGAACAATGGAAAAATGGGAACCTACTCAAGGATCATTCTTAGAGCATTGTAAAGAAGTAGAAGATCAAATGTGGAATGTGCGCTTTCCAGTTTATACACAATGGAAAAAAGACATTGTTGAATTTTATCAAAAATATGGATTTATTGAAAATTTCTTTGGTTTTCGTTTCCAAGGGTACATGGATAAAAAACAATGCGCCAATTTTCCCATCCAAAGTTGTTCCTTTCATTTATTATTGTATACTCTTAATGAGGTACAAAAATTTATTACTAAAAATAAATTAAAAACAAGAATTATTGGGCAAGTGCATGACAGTTGTATCAGCTCCATACACAAAGATGAAACATATTTTTATCTCAAAGGCATGAGTGATATTGTTAACAATCTCCCTAACAAATTTCCTTGGCTTATTGTGCCAATTGAAATTGAACATGATTTATCAGCTTTGGGGGAAAATGGCGGTAATTTTTCAGAAATGAAAACTCTCTCTCTTGATCAGATACGAAAAATGTAATATCATTAAAAAGTTAATGAAAAGTCATTAAGATATCATTAACTTTTTAATGATTTTTGTTGACAGACTGCAAAATAAGAAATATAATAAAAACAATTAAACAAAAAGGTGGTGATTAAAAATGAGTATGACAATTTCAATTACTTTGCCAGACCGACTTGAAAAAGATTTGCAAAATGCCGCAGATGTAATTGGCATATCAAGATCAAGATATATTGCAAATCTTTTGCTTGAATGGCAAGCCAAAACAAATAAATCAACAAATAAATGTGAACATCAAAATAATAGATGGTGTGATTTTTTTCAATCATCATGTGCTATGAATCAAGAAGAAGCATTAACCTGTGAAGCATATTATGAGGAGGCTATTTAATGGCAGGATTACAAACCACATATAGACCTCGATCATTTAAAACATTTGTAGGTAATGCTGAAGTTATTACAAGTTTGCAGTCAGTATTACAAAGAGAAAAACCCCCAAGTGCATTTTTACTAACAGGTGCAGGAGGATGTGGAAAAACTACTTTAGGAAGAATAATTAGAAAAGAACTTGGCTGTAAGGATACAGACTTTAAAGAATTAAATGCGGCTGATGAAAGAGGTATAGATGGAATGAGAAAACTCATTTCAGATATGAAATTTGTTCCTTATGGGGAAAAGAAAATCTATCTCTTGGATGAAGCGCATATGATTTTAAAACCTTCTCAGGAAATTTTACTTAAAGCAATAGAAGAGCCACCGCCTTATATGCATTGGATTATTTGCACAACAAACCCAGAAGCATTAAAACCAACTTTCAAACGTAGATGTCACACATACGAATTAAAAAATTTAAGAGACGCAGATTTACAAAGACTCATGAAAAGAGTCTTGAAAAAAGAGAAAAGAGAAAATATTTCAACAGAAGTAAGAAACAAGATTATTGAACTTGCAGATGGTTCGGCTGGTATTGCTTTAAAGCTTCTTGATCAGGTCATAGACATGGATGAGCCTGAGAGAGCATTAGCTACCCTTTCTTCTGCTGGAACAGGTGATACAGAGGTTATACAGCTTTGTAGAGTGCTTGTAAGTAATATGCCTGCAAAAACAAAGTGGTCAAAGTTAAAAGTCCTTTTGAAAGATTTAAAAACAGATGGGGAATCTGCCAGAAGACCGATTCTTGGGTATCTCAGTTCAGTCTTATTGAATAATGGGGGAATTGAAATTGCTTACATGATGGAGCATTTTGAAAAGAACTTTTTTGATTCAGGCAAAGCAGGTCTTACATTAGCTTGTTATAAAGCTTGTTTTGAGGGTGAATAATGGAACACAATTATTTAGAAGATATCAAAATAAACGAGGATGATCTTCCTAATGAATGGCTAATTCAAGCATCTTTATTTCTTCACTATGCGGAAGCACAGGCCGAGGCATTGCACGTAAAAGATTTAGCAAAGTCTCAAATGGATTATACTTTTGCAACATTGTATTCAAACATAAAGAAAAACTGGAAAGAATATTTTGATTCAAAACCTACTGAGGCGGCCATAAAAGAAAATATAAATTGTTCAAAAGAGTACAGAGAAGCAGGAAGAAATTATATTGACGCCACAAAGGATGCAAACATTTTATTAGCGGCAAAAACAGCTTTTGAACATAGAAAAATGGCTTTATCAAATCTTGTGTCATTAAAAATAGGAGGGTTTTATGGGGAACCAAGAAACAAAAGAAGGGAAGTAGAAACTTTAATGGAAAAAGGTGGTAAGCAATTGCATAACTCACAAAAAGAAGCACTTAACAAAAGAAGAAAAAAAGACAAAGCCGATTAAGGGATTACCCCGATTAAGGCAAAACAAGGAGAATTACCATGAGTTTCAGAAATCGCATGAAAGCTAACAAAACAAGAAGTAGTTTGAGACAGAGACACGACACAGGAACAAAGACCACAGGTGGTGGGAGATTCCCAACAATTTTCAATAAAGAAAACGTACCAGAGGGCATTGAATTTTGGCGATGTGCAGAAGGGGAACATATTGCAGATATTATCCCATTTGAGGCTGGCCCTGACATGCCTCTTGATGAACGACTTCAGCCCATTACTGAAGAGGGTCATTTGGACTATGTAATGGATCTTTTTGTACATACAAATGTTGGTGCTATGCAAAAACCATATGTTTGTCCTTTTGAGAACTTTGGAAAACCTTGCCCCATTTGTGAATTTATGAAAGCAACAAAGCTTGAAAAAGAAGATTGGAAAAAGCTTGTTGCAAAACACAGAGTTGTTTACTTTCTTTGGGTGCATGATAGCAGAGAAGAAGAGAAAAAGGGTATTCAGGTTTTTGAGGCTTCTCATTTCTTGATGGAAGAGAAAATAGAAGAAATTGCTAAATTACCCAAGGGTGGTGGGTTTGTAAATTTTTCAGATCCAGACACAGGAAAATCTCTTGCTTGGACTCGTAAAGGTTCGGGCATGACTAACACACAATATCTTGGTCATAGGCTGATTGAAAGAGAAGAGCCTATTCCAGACAAGATTCTTGATATGACTTTCCCACTTGATAGCATTATCAATATGCACCCTGAGTATGCTGAGATTGAGAAAGAGTTTCGTGGCACACTTAAAAAAATGAACCTTCTTGAAGGGTCTGATGAAGAAGAAAAAGACCCCTGGGAAAATGAAGAGGAAGAAAAAGAAAAAGACATTGATGATTCTCAATGGAAGTCAAAATCAGGCGAATTGAAAAGAAAACGCCCTACTGACAGAACAGGTAAATCTGATGAAACAACACGGGTTAAAAAGAAACGCCCAAGGAAAAGATAATGGCTAAAGAAAGGAAGATTAGCAAAATTGAAAAGATTAAAGAAGGTTTTGCTGACTCTTTAAAAGAGCCTATAAAATCAAAAGTTGTTGATCCTAAAGATTTAGTACCCACGGGATCAACAACCTTTAATCTTGAATGTTCGAGTAGAATAGAAGGGGCTTTTAAACTTGGAAAATTAGTTAATCTAATCGGTGATAGTAGTTCCGGAAAATCAGCTTTTGCACTTACAATATTTGCTGAGTGTTCATTAAAAAAGCAGTTCGATGGTTTCAGATTTATTTATGATGATGTTGAAGCCGCAAATGAATTTGACCTTGAACATCTTTTTGGAAAAAAAGTTAATAATCGAATTGAACAAGAAATAAGATCCCGTACAATAGAAGATTTCAATGATAATCTTGCAAGAGCGTTAGAAGATGAAAAACCCTTTATATATGTTCTTGATTCTTTTGATGCTTTAACCTCAGAAGCGGCTATTGATAAAGATTTAGAAAATAGAAAAAAACGTGAAAAAGGAAATGAAACATCAGGAAGTTATGGTGATGGGAAAGCAAAAAAAGCTTCTGAAATGTTTTCTCAAAGAACACAAGATTTAGCTGATAAAAACTCATTGTTGATTGTTGTTTCACAAACAAGAGATAATATAGGATTTGGGGCAATGTTTACTCCAAAAGTAAGATCAGGAGGTAAGGCTCTTAGATTTTAC